ATCTGCAAACCAATGATCTTCGATGTTTTCAGTTTCATTATCTGTAATTTCAATATCCCATTCATAATCAACGGTATTATAATTACGGTTTCTTTTTTTCTTAGCAGGGAGTCCCCACATATCAGAAAATAAATGTTTGTTATTGTTCATAGTAATCTCCTTTATAAAAAAAAGTTACTACCAACTCAAACACAATATTTATTTACAATGTCAAACAGCATAATTCTCTTTGTTTAGACCATTATAACATATTGAGTTTTCAAGAATGACGAATTTCAGTCTTTTTTGCCTGTTTTTAAAAAATAAATGGCTGTTTTCTGCGGTTAAAAAAAAATAAAAAAAAGCTTGGTGAGGTTTTAGTGGTTTTTTAAAAAGTTTTAATATATACTAAAAATACCTTAGTTGTGAGCGCGACCCATCTCGCGCTCTTCTACTTAGCTTTACCCCAATTTTCACCGATTCCTACATCTATACGTGAAGGAACTTTTAATTCCGGAAAGCAATTCTCCATTGTTTCTTTAATGTCTTTTATGTTGTCATCATGTCTAACAGAAAAACAAAGTTCATCATGAACGGTTAACATAGGCAGGTAACCTTTTTCATAACAATTCAACATAGCCCTTTTAGTCTGATCAGCTGAAGATGCCTGAATCAAACGATTAAGAGCTTTATAAGTAAAAGCCACCTGATAGTTGATAGGGTTTTTCTTGCGCCAATCTTTATCGCGTTCTTCTAATGGTGTGTCTTGTATGTTTTCCCATTCCTCTTCAAGTTTATCCATATGAATAACTTTTTTAAATCCTCCAAACCCTTTAGGTTCTCGCATAGGAAAACGACATTTACGACCCATCAACGTTCTAATCTCACCTTTACGCGTAGCTACAGCCATTACTGCCGCGGCCATTTCTCGTATAAAAGGAACCTTCTCATCGTAATCATTCCGTAATGCTTTAGCTTCATCAAAGGGAATATCTCCAAGAATACCCGCCAACTTACCAATGCCCATGCCATACATGATCCCTAAGTTAATGGTCTTGGCTAAGTTACGTTCTACTCCCGCAATGTCGGCTACCATTTGGTGAAAGTCCAAATCATCACTCTGGTAAGATTTTACAATCTCTTGTACTCTAACGTTGTCTTTTGTTTCTGGTGTTAATGAGGCGTAATGCATTAACCACCTGGGCTCTTGTGCACTGTAATCAAAACTTCCCCATTTACATCCTTCTTCTGGTACAAACAAACCTCTAATCAATTCTTTAATCTCTGGGTGTCGAGCAGGGACTTGTTGAAGATTAGGATGACTTGAAGAAAACCTACCCGTTACGGTTCCACCATCTCCAGATCTTAATTGGTTAAACTCACAGTGGATACGTCCTTTATATTGGTGTTGCAAAATAGTCTCAACAAAAGTAGTGTTCGCCTTGTTGTACTCTCTTATTTCTAATATCTTTTTAGCAATTGGATGCTTGTGTGTTTTTAAAAAATGTTTTGTAAAACTTGGTGCATCTGATTTAGCTGTTCGTTCGTATGTTAAGTTTAACTTGTCAAAGGCTGATGCTAAAGAAGTAGCTGTCCACGGCTCAATGTCCACTCCCGTTTCTTTCTTAACTTCTAATAATAAAATATTTTCTTTATCCTGCAAATACTTTTTAGTTTCTGCTGCTTTATCCAGATCTACCCGGATACCCTTTACGCGCATTTCAAATATAATAGGAAGTAAATTTAATTCCATTTCTAAAATTTTACCGCAATTTTCTTCAGCTAATTTACGTCGCAGTACGTTCCACAACTGTAAAGTTAACCGCGCATCTGTCTCTGCATAAGCCGCAACTCGAGAAGCCGGTAACTTCCACATATCTTTTTTAGCGTCCACACCATGCTGACTTGCCGCCATCCGCAGCTCATCTTCTTTTTTCTTTTCGCCCAGATACGTTGCTCCTAAAGCATTAAGAGAATACGAAAATCTGTTTTCATCTAATAATGGCGCGGCAATCATAGTGTCTAATATCTTACCCGGCACAGTTATTCCTACGGTTCGTAACCATCCTAAATCATATTGCGCATTATGAAAGACTACAGACATGCCATGTTTAAGTTGATCTTGTAACCATGTTACCACCATCTTCTTAGACATATTACCACCGCCTTCATGACCAAAAGGTAAATAGCCGTACCACTTAGAAGACGCTACAGCAATCCCTATCAACCGCCCATCGTTCCTGGACCATCCTGGACCTAGTGTTAATAAGTTAGGATCACAAGTTTCTACATCAATAGCAATAATAGTTTCTTTAGATAAATCTGGTAATTCAATTGGAGGAACCCATGTAGGTTCATTAAATAAATCCTGCTCATACATTATCTTGGCTTCCATAATCGCGTTCGAGTATCATTTCGCAATAATGGATTGCTTTTAATATATCTTCCTTTCTGCCTTTCTTAGGATGTCGACAAATATATTTAATAATGTTTCCTTCCGCAAAAGGTAAATTGTTAGCGTTGATAAATTGTGAGGGTTGTATTTTAAAACCTTTGTAGTGTTCTCCCCCTTTGTTCCATACCGTCATAACTCATAGTACCTTTCTGTTTCTGGTTGCATAATGTGCAAATTTTCTTTAGTTCGTGTTACTCCTACATAAAACATGCGGTGTAAAGTTGATGGTCTCGTTATCATTTCTTTAGAGGCCGCATACGATATATCTGAGATTAGCAGAATATTATCACTTTCTCCACCCTTCATAGAGTGTATAGTGCTTAATTTAATCCTAGGGCTTTTTACATTGTCGCCCCGTTTTAAAGCGTTTAACAAATAATTTTGTGTGTTTAAACCAACCTTACCTAACACCTGATGCCATCGTTTAGATCCATCAACCAATAACCCTAGATGATCTCTGAGATAATCCATGCGTATTAAACTGTCTGCAGGCAATTCTAAAAACTTTTTAGACCTGCCACCAAATCCTTTTTTAAATCCTTCATTAGCATTCATGTGATCGTATATGTTTCTTACCTGACTTACGCTAATCTCTTCGCCCTTCGACAAAGATTCCCACGATAAGATAGCATCATACAATTTTCTTGGAATACTAGGGTGGTCATGTCTACTGTAGATCCAACCTTCTTCCCGCAATTGCAAAGCATACCGATCTAACAACCTATTGGTAGAAGCCAATATAGTCCATTCTCCTGTCTCGATAGGAACTTCTTCTAATGAGTTATGATAAAAGATAGAACCCTTTTCTTTTTTAGGATGCCATTCTTTAGGAGCGCGATCATCAATTCGTGTGACTATCTGCTGTGCTTGTTCCCATACGGTTTCAGGAATACGATACGATTGATTTAAAACTTCTTTTTCTTTGGTTGCCGATAGAAAAGCCTGTACGTCCGCTCCTTGAAAGTTCATGATTGCCTGATCATCGTCACCGGTAAATATCTGTATGTTAGGAGATTGTCTAATAGTATCAATCATTTTCCACTGCAATGTTGATAAGTCTTGCGCTTCATCTACTATTAAAGCTTCTATATCTGGACATTGGTCTTCTGCAATAAACCGTTCTATCATATCCGTAAAGTCAACTTTTCCCTTGACTTTTTTATAATTTTCATACGCTTCTACCAGACGCGTTAACTCAGAATAAATTAAATTGTAATTCCCTTCTTCCTGAAAAACTTCTTCCAACGATTTTAAACGGCTCCTGGACAACTGATAAATCTTTAAATACTCGTCGCCTTTTTGATTACCTATCCATTCAAAATCACTTTCTGTATCTTTACCCGTAGACTTACCCGCAAAATCTAAACCAACCTTATAACCTATTTCTTTCATATCTTTGCCGCGCAATACATCTGTAGTTTTAAAACCTAAAGAACCAAACGCCATAGAATGTAACGTACGGAAATAAGGTAGGTCTTCATCTAGTATGTTCCAATCATTGCAGACACGTTCTTTACTTTCCCTTGCGGCTTTCTTACTAAAAGATACACAGGCTATACGCTGTGGTTCTATACCTTCTTTAATATATCCTTGAATAAGATTAGAATTTGTTTGTGTCTTGCCACATCCTGGAGGGCCTAGTATAGTCTTTTCGATTTTCAAAAGGGTGGTTCCTCATCGTTCTTAAATGTAACAGCAGGAAGATCCACTTCACCTTTTTTAATCTCAGGAATAAACCAACACCGGACACTTTGCCACTTATCCTTGTTATCTTTAAAACGAAACTGCTTGTCAGCTGTTCCGCCACTGTTCATTTCTTTTAATCTTTCTGTGATCTGACCGCGTGTATAAATCGTAAAGTTATGACGCTTTAAAAATTCTTGTAAAGCACTCAACTTAAAATATGTATAGCCTTCCTCTGTCCACGGCTTGCCGGTAATAATTTCTTCTGGACTTCTTGCCTGCAGACGTGCGGTGCAAAACATTTCAAGTAGTTCTTGGAACTGTCCTTTTTGTGTTAACTCTTCTGGTACGGCAATACGCGTTGCTGTTTCTAACAAAACATCTATCATCTCTCGCCAATCCGCATCTTTCATACGCGCAGGCATCTTATACATTTGTTCCATACACGCGCGCTGAAAATCTACCTGCATCTGCAGTTGACGTGTACTTAATTCTAAACGTGATCCATCTACATCAATAAACCAAACGGGTGGTTCAGATTCTACAACGCTCAATCCTCCAATGGTAGGAAACGATTGGCTACTTCCTATGCCATGCTTACGGCTTCGGCACATAGATTTGTTGCAATGACTACGCAAAGGTTCTTGCTTGCATGTATAAAAATATTCTTTCTTTTCCAATTGGTTTTGTATGGTTACCATTTCTTTTGCAGGTAATGGTGGCGTACAATATTCTTGATTATGTTTTTCTAATAAATCTTTCCACGCTTCTGGACTTGACATCTTATAGAACAGTCCTACGTTAATCATAACCATGTTACGACCCCCTTCAGGCACTCCATATTCAGTAAGTTGTTGTAAACATGGAGGACCTTGAGGTAATATCTTTTCGCTCACTCCTACTTGTAAGTCTCTTAATTTTTCTAATGTAATTCTATTTTTTTCTGCTTTATGTAAAAATTCTTCAAACCCTATGTCATCGCCCTCTACATTTAAAGCGTATCGTGTTGTATACTTAAAATTAAAATATGGAAGGTTTATAAAGTTTCCTACATCACCACGTTCTACTATAACCTCTTCTTGCTTAGGAAAGATCTCACATTGACCATATCCTAAAGCGGATGCAAACTCTGACAACCTATCCCTAAGTTCTGTTGCTGAAACTTTTTCTTTTAAAAATATATATAAATGGGCACCGCCTGACTTAGACCGGCACACGGTCAACGGTAGCCTTAACTGTTTGATTTTCTTAAATAATTTTACTAAGTCTAAATCGTATTCGTCAATATCCAATGCGCCAAATAAGCATTGATTATTTTCATCTATGGGTATACTGCCTACACCCTTCTTTCCTTCTAGGTGCAATTGAACAAGCTCTACGGTTAACGGTTCCCTAACAATAAAACTCTTAGCTTGTTGTTTACCATTCTTCTGAGAGTTCATAACCTCAGTTTGTCCGTGGGCTTTACTAAATCCCCGGAATAATTCTAAAAATTTTTGTGCTTGCTCCATCGTAAAGAAGCCCCCATCTACAAGGAGAAATGGGGGCTATCCTCTCTAAAATGGAACGTCGTCGGTATCAGTAGGAAGAGCGGGCTTCAATTCTCCACTGCTGACACTCGTATGTAATGCTTTCGCATCTTCATAAGCTTCCATAGTAGACACTTGTCCTTCATGACTTATAGACCATGAGTTCCAAGAACCTTTATCATTACCATCTTCAACAGATTTTAAACGATAAGTGTTAGCAAACATAGGCAACGTTTTACCATTATGCTTTTGCATTGTCATAATACTCATCCACTGACGTGACTTTTTCAGTTGGGTTTTCTTCATGTCAATAATAGCATTCTCTAAGTTGCCGTCATCATGTACAATCTTTACGTAGTGTTGAGCTGTACGCACTAACTCATTACCACTTTCTAAAAGCTCAAGACCTGAATCCTGATCACGCACGGCTTTACGCACATCATCAGAAGTAGGCGAAAGCTCAGATACAAACCCTCCCCCTTGAGAACGTGGTATAAATTCAAGAAGTTTAAGTTGGAAAAACACAGGTATTACAACAACACCTTTTTCTCCATCCCATGTCTTCTTGGTTACAGTGTTAAAGATATCTCCAGAAGAAGCACCTTCTATATAACCTGCATCAGACTTTTTTAGTTGCGGGCTAAGTGCCTGGATTAATCTTAAAAAAGGAATTTGAATATCCGAAGATGTTACTTCTTCAAATCCACTTCCTACGTCGGACTCAAATGCTTTCATTAGATCTGGTAGTTTTTCAGCCATATTATTTTCCCCCTTTAATTTTAGCTGTTTGACCTACGTATGCTTTAAACAATTCTAGGTCAATTGGTTGATTAGCTTCCACACGCTCACGCACTAACTTCTTTAACGTCGATGGTTCTACCCATGTTCGTGCAGTGGTGTCGTGCCCTTTATCTTCAAGTTCCGCCTGCAGAGAGCGAGCCGAATTATCTTGGTTAATACCAAAAGATATTTGAACTTGATTCTTTATAAAATCCTCTGCGCCAATGTCGCGTAAATGACCAATAGCACGTTCTTTATCTATTGGATCTTTAGGCATCGAGGCTTGCACAAATGTAGCTAAAGAAACGGTGTTACCGTCTACCTCTAACTTATCTATGCCCATCTCGGCCATTTTTGCAGGGATCAAATCAAACTCATACTGCTGTTTCTTAGCTTTCTGTAGCTTAACTTGTTCTTCTAAGTTTTTGATGTCCTTAGTTATAGCGGAAGCTGTTCGTACTAATTGACTTAGCTCTTGTCCTCCGTCCGTAGTTACACTGTTAAATGCATCTGCATCAGCTGTAATCTCACTCCAAACATCGATTTTCTTTTCCGTCATTATAGTATATCCTCTTCAGGTTAAAGGTTAATGTCTTCGATTCCTCCTCGGATAGATATCTTAACAGGGTAATAGATACGTTCAATCTTATCCCATTTTAAAATATTAACTCTACCTGAGTTAAAATCACTAGCAAGGGCAAAAGCAACTCCTATTATAGCGGGGTCCCCGATAGCTAATAACCAATCCTCATCATCAAAACCTTTTAGTTTACGCTTTATCTGCGCAACTAAACGACCTGTATTTAAATGAAGTTGATCATTATAATTTGCTAAAGGAATTAATTCCCCCCATTTCGTTGCAGATATTATATCTACGCGGGGATTTTCTTGTGCTACAAAGACTTTGTTTGCCATTGAGTTCTCTCTTTCTTGTTAACGTTTTATTACGTTACTCTCATTAATTTTATTTGTAAACTATTTTTTTGACTTATTACAATTATTCTGTTTATATTAATAAGAAATTATAAAGAAAGTGAGAAATATGTCTTATGAGTTTAAGACAAAACCTTTTGACCATCAAGCAGCCGTTTTAAAACTTTCATGGAAAGCTTTGAATTGGGCCTACTTCATGGAGATGGGTACCGGAAAATCTAAAGTCTGCATCGATAATGCAGGCATTCTCTACGAGTTAAACCACATTGATACCTTTGTAGTCGTTGCTCCAAAAGGAGTTTATCGCAATTGGGCGCGCATAGAAATACCTACGCATCTTCCTGATCGTATCGAACGTGACATAGCTATGTGGTCATCAACTCCTAAACGTGAACAGAAAAAACAATTGGAATCTTTTTTAGTTCCTAACGTATCAGAAACCTTGCGCATATTGGTAATGAATGTAGAAGCTTTATCAACCGTCAAAGGTACACGGTTCTTGGAACAGGTTTTAAAAAAATCAAAGGCTATGTTTGCAGTAGACGAATCGACAACTATTAAAAGTCCAAAGGCTCGTCGTACTAAAGCTATTATAAAGATAGGAAGGCACGCCAAATATAAAAGAATTCTTACCGGGTCTCCCGTCACACAATCGCCTATGGATCTCTGGGCGCAATGTAACTTTTTAGATCCTAAGTTATTAGGAGATGTTGGTGACAATTATTATCAGTACCAATACCGTTACGCTATTATGAAAAAACGTACGATGGGTACACATTCT